CTCGAACCAGCGAATCAATGCAACTCTTGCAGGATTCGCCCGCGCTATAAATCCAACCTTGGAAGTTTTTGTTCCGTGAGTGCAATAGATAACATCTATTGGTTCGGTCACTTCTATCCCGGCTCTTCTGCCGCGATACTGGCGGAGGCTTATTTCTACGTTCATTTTACGCCGTGATTGTTGGAGTTGTGTTCCATTGGAACGTGAGCGAACCAGCTATCAATTGATCCGTGGTGAAGTCTTCAATCTGCAACTCGGTCACGTGTCCCGTAGCTGCAAACGTAGACTCATCAGCGTTCGCTAGTGTTACTGTTATTGTGTTGTCCGCAAGAGGCGAGCCCGAGGAGTAGAGCAAGTCTTCAATGCAATTCGATTCGCCCGTGTCCAGCAACTCTGGGTCAAGATAAAACGAGCAAGACACAGGAGAAATTGTGTACAAGTCTCCGCCAATGGAAGATCGTGAACCGGTGTTGGCTAGGCCGGTTGTGTCTAGTGATTCACGCGACCAACCTGGTCCTCCAATTGCGGTGTAAGATGGTAAGAATGTGGATATTCCGGCCAGCGTCAACGCTGCGCCTTGTCCTGATTGTACAGCCATGCTGTCTCCTAATTAAAAGTTGGTACTGTTGAATCGTGTAAAATTGCAAAATCGAACGAGTAGGCAAACACCCATCTATCGCTTTTGTTTTCTGGCTTCTCCGTGTATGCTCTTTCGCTGACTATCTGCGTGTCATGAATCTCCGCATCGCCTGCCGTGCCTCGATACCCGCTCAATCGGTTGCGTACTAATTCAGACAAATCATAGGCCTTCACCGCCGAGTCTTCATAGCAATCCACTTGGAGAACTGAACTCTTGGCAGCAACTTCGCTAGACAACGAATAGAATCTTTCCGAAGTAATGTTGCGAACTATTAACAAAGCCCCCCTTGCTGTTTGGCCTGCTCGCCCTGCAAAGATTCGATTGCCCACGACATTGCGAATGTTGCTGGATGCGTGCAAGTGCTTTTTGATATCTTTCTCAATCATTGATTTGTCGCAGAAACTATAAGTTAAATTTCCGAACTGCAAGAGCATCACGATCCGAAGCGAGTTTGTTTATGTGTTTCTCAATGCCCTTGATCACTTGCTGCTGTATAAACTCCTGATTTTCATAGAGCGCTTTTCTCAGGAATGAATCTGGCTCCGTGTTCTTTCTGCCTAACTCTATTTGCGCCCCTGCAAAACCAGATTCGTCACCACGGCGAACCGATGTCTGAACAACTCTTTGAATCCTGCTTCTGCTTCTCTTGCCAGCGCGTTGCCTCAATCCTCTAAGCAGCTTCCCTTCGTCTACGTGTCCTGCCTGTTGCAAATTATTGCCCGCCACGACAAGAAGCTTTTTTGTAACATCGACAAGTTCCTTACGGGCTATCTGAATTTGTATCTTTGGCTCGAACTCTTTTAACTTTTTATCAAGCCTGCGATTGCCGGTTACTAATCCTCTCGTTTTTTTTGCGCTGCGATATGCCATCAATCTTGCTCCTGGCAACGCCATACCGAAAACATGTTCCGTTCGTTTTCGTTGTAAACACTTTCAACTTCAAAAACCCTGTCATTGCTCACCAACCTCATTGCTGAAGTTGCGCCTTTGAAGTATTGAGTTTTTATGATGTGGGTCGTAGTGCTGTTCATCTGCTGCGCTTGTTCGTATTCTCTCCCGGAAATTGTCTTAAATTCGCCCCATGTAAAACCAGCCGTTGACCAAGACGAAGGTATTCCATCGAGGTCATTACCCTCAACCGGAACCTGAACTTCAAAGCGCGTATTCCTTTTCAACGATACTGCCCCCAACTCAGCTGACTAATAACATTTTTCAAACTTGCCTCGTTGGCTCTCGATTCTCGCTCAGTCATGTACCCAAACAAGTCTTTTAGTTTTAGCTTGATTGCGGTTTCGGCAAGACCTGGCACGCTGTCGATGTCTTCATATCCTGCCGTGTAGTTGATGGTCACGGCATCGCTGCGAACGGCGATGCTTGGAGTTGAGAACCCATCGTCCCATTCCATAACTGACGCGCCATCGGTTTGGCTAATCAGTCTATAGTTGCTTGAGTCCACGGTTTGGGATGCGTCTGAAGTGTCGTAGTAGGTAACCGATGTAATTGACTTCACTGGTTGCCAATCAAATCGAATCGGATTGCACGTCCAGTTGTCATAGGTTTCAGATATTGTGTAGGAAACTCTGAGCGCTCGATGTGTTGCCCGCTCAACATACTCTACGGCTGAATCCAAACTAAACTGAATTTCCGTGTCCAGGTCGCTGCCCTCTATGCGCAAAGCCGCCGCAGCTTCTTGAAGCGTAACGCAAGCCGGCGCACTCTTGGCAGTGATTGTTGTGTATTTGCTCATATTTAAAAAACCAGCCCGCCGGTGCCTTCCGTGAAGAAGTCCCACCAACGGAAAGACACCAGCAAGGCCGGAGGGAAAGTAAAAACTAGGAGGCGGTCTTCAATGCCACAACGGCACCAGCGTTGCTTCCATCTCCAACATCGTGGACGTTGATGTCGTATCGAGTGGTAGCACGAATAGCAAGCCGATCCGTATCGAAGGCGAATTGATCGCTCTGGGCAATGCGAACACCACCCCGGTCGCCTATCATTACGCCGTGAGAAAACGCGCCAAAGTAGCAAGCGATTGTCGATGCTGCCGAAGCGGTTTCTGCTTGCGAGCTAAAGTGAACAGGAGCGCCCAAGAACATCGGGCTTGCACCGTTCCCGGCTTCGATGTTGGCAACCGTGTTACCACCAGCATCGGCAAGAAGATTGAGCATGACGCTATAGTAGAACTGGCTACTGCATAGCCAGTGAACTCCCGCGCCCCAATACTTCGACGGCAACAGGCCCATGGTGTCGGTGAAGTCTACCAACGCCAGTTCGGCCCAAGTGTCGCTGCCCGTGGTAGCGTCATTAATTCCGGCAGAACCGATTGCGTTTGCAAGTCCGGTGACGCTGCCATAGGTGCCGGTTCCATCGCCCTTGATGAACTCAAGGTCTTCGTTGATCGCCAAGTCCAAGCCCATCTGGGAAGCAAGGTCGTCCATAACGGCAATGATGCTGTCGTCATTCAACTCTTGCGAAACGTAGGACAAGATAGCACGCTTCTTGGCGCTCAGCGAAACTTGTCCCCAGGTTTGATCGCTAGCGGTGATTGAAGCAGCTTCGCCGGGGTAATAGACAGTTGTCCCAGCCGTTTTCTTTGCGATGTCCAAAGTCTCAGAAGTCATCGGGACAACTCGACTTAAACTGCGGCTCACACCAGCAGCGTCGCGAACGTCAATGATCGCGTTGGAAAGCGGGGTTGGAACCAAGTAGCCGCCAGCACTTGCAGTTCCTTCGGTTGCTGTAGCACGAACATCCCAGCCGCGAGATAAGCAACGCTTTTCAGCTTGCTCAGAAGGATTGCCGCTCAGGATTCCCATGAGTGCCATCATGAACTGGCCGCTGTCGTAAGCGTCCCGCTCTGCGTTCTCGCCTTTGAACGCCTTCAGCTTTCCAACTCGGTTGTAGGTTGCTGGCAAGGCGTTGGCTTGCGTGTTTCCGTTGCCTTCAATGCTTACGCCTTGAAATTGCTGCGTGGAGTTTAGCGATGCTTTGCGAGCCAAAGACAACCGCTCACGCTCGGCTTCGAGCTTTTCGGCTTTCTTCAAAGCTTCGTTGGCTTGATCGAGCGACCCGCCCTCATTCATGATGGCATCCCAAGATGCCTGCTCTTCATCGGTGAACTCTCTTGATTCCGCTTCTGCAAGATTGTTGAGTGCCTGTGCTTCATCTGCCAGGCTTTCGATAGTGTCTTTAAGTTCTGCGATACGTTTCATAGCTATGCCTTGATTATAGGTTTGGCAAAGCGTACAAAAAAAGCGCGCCCTGCCGACTGAAAGGGGGAAATTGTCGGACAAGAACGCGCCATCTCTTGATGATCGTACTTGTTAAATTTGCGTCAAGTTATCTCTTGATAGTGCTTGCCGCAAAGTTGTTTTCTATTAAGGGAATCTATCAGGACATTTGCGATAGTGTCAAGTCTAATTTTCTGCTTCTTATTTTGTGTGACAGCTTTGCCTTTCTTGCAGAGGAAGAAATCGCATCGAGTTCCCTCTGTTCGGCATCGGCGCTTTCGTTTTTATATCCAAAAGCAGAAGGAACTTTGCAAGACCTTGCCTCAATTTCTGTAGCTACACTATCAGCAAATCCAAGACTCACTGCCTTGCTGGCCGACATCCAAGTCTCTTCCTTCATTATTGAACGCATCTCATCGTGGCCCTTGCCAGTTCTTTTTGAGTAAAGGTTGGCCATGTCTACAGCAACATCGTCCAGCTCTTCCGCTGCCTTCTTGTGTTCCTCGGAATTGCCAACGGTGCCGCTCCACGGCTCGTGAACCATAAACCTTGAACCGCTCGCCATCACAACGCTATCACCTGCCAACGCCACAAGCGTTGCAGCCGATGCAGCAAGGCCGTCAATCTGAATATTAACTTGCCCTTTGTAATCCTTCAGCAAGTTCATAATCGACAAACCATCCCAGACGCTACCTCCAGGTGAATTGATTCGCACTAGTATGCTTTCACCCGCTGAGGACTTCAACTGATCGTGAACATGTTCCGGCGTTACGCCTTCGCTGTACAATCCGGCTCCAATCACATCGTATATCAACAGCTCTTTCATAATCTATTCCTTAAAAATGCTTTTCGTAAGTTGCTTACACTGTAACCTAATTTCCTCTGCCTTGTCTTTTACGGCTAGAGCAATATCTTTTTTGTCGGTTAGTTCACAGATGTTTTCAAAGCTTTGACAATTTTCTGCCATGTGAGTTGCACAAGCGATCTCCCACTCAACCTCCATGCCCAAGAGCCTTGCTAGCTCACAAGGTTCGCTCAACCTTTCACCAAATATTGCCGCCAGACCTTCAGCGCTTGAGTAGAACTTCTGGACCCAAGATAAAAAGTCTTTAGTCACCTTTGAAGCTCTTTCGACTTTGTTAGACTCAACCAGCAAAGCCCCTTCTAATTGATTGCTAATAATTGAACGCAGTTTGCTTTTTTGATCGTCTAGCTTTGGGGATTGCTCAATAGCTGGGTTGAGGTATTCGTCTCCGCCCTCGTAGGGGTCCATGTCTTCCTTCGCTCTTGCCTCGTTTGGAGATAGTATTCTTGAAGCAATCGCCAAGCTATAGCTTTCCATCCGCATCTTAACATCGCCGCGCAAAAACGCCTCGGGGAACCATCGAAAATAATGATCGCCACTTGATCGCAATTGCGGTGGCAATAGCTTGCGCCTTGCCTCTTCAACGAAGCGATTCATCCAACGCGAAAGGGAAGTTTGAAAATAGTCGCGGTTTTGCTCTTCTAGGTTTGCACGAACGGCAGAGTTCTCTAGCGCGTTAAGCTTGAAGGCCGGAAGGTTAAACAAGGACGCTACAAACTCTCTATCTAGCTTTCTTGCTTCAAGCCACTGAGCGTCTTCATTGCTCATGCTCATGGGCTTGAACTCCAACCCCTCCCAAAGAATAGCTATTGATCTTCGATTGTCACCGCCTTGAGTTTTGTACCATTCCTCCCTCAAGTTCTTATGAGCCTCGGGGTTGAACGGTTGGTCCGTGCGAAGAACTCCAGAAGGCTTAGCATCATTCTTAAATGTTTTGTTCCCGTGCTTTTGAAGTGCTAGCCCGTGACCTAAAACATTGCGAGCGACATCTATTGCACTCAATCCCCAGAATCCGTTGCTCTGCAAGCCGCGAATATGGAAGCAGTCTTCGTAATCAAAAGACCTATCTTCGTTTGCTATTCTCGTGGTTATATGATAATTGCCGCGCTCGTCCTGCTCGTAAAAAGTTACGTCCGGCATCAACGGCATAAGCCAACGCCTTCCACCAGGAGCGGGAACGATAACCGAGATAGCATTGCCCCATAAGAGCGCGTAGCTCATCATCGTTTCCTTCCAAACGCTAGGCGTTTGGTATGGGTTTGGCTCTACTCCCAGCGTGTAATTTATTGGCGCGTTTCTATCCTTTTCCCTCAGGTCACCACTTCGCTTCATCTTCCAGAACGGTAGCTGGCCGATGTCTCCGCTGAGAATGTTCACCGCCTGCCAGACGGGACCATGACCAAGCGCCGTTGAGGGGTTTACGGTTTCCCCGCTGTCGCTCATCCCTCCGCTTGCCATTGTTGTAAAAAAGAAGTCTTCGGTGGTTTGCGTTGCCATAGATTGAATATCAATTGGCTCCGATGATTGTGGCGAAACTACTAATTGAGTGTTATTCATAGCGTCAACATTCCTGGCGTTTCATAGATACTCCGCGCCTTTGGTTCTTGCAGGATTGCAGCGCCTATAGACATCACCGCCGCGACAATGCCATCTATGCGCTTTGCGCTTCCTGCGTGAGAAGGTTTAACTGGTCTTATATTTCCATTGTCGTCACTTTTTACCTGGACGTTGTCAGCCATCCAACGCAATACAGGGTCACCGCCATGATCCAATTGCCCTTCAATCACGCATCGCTCTAGCTCTTTGCAGGGTGAAGAAAGTGACCTCATTCCTTGAATCATCTTAATCATTGTCAGCCCGTGGTTTTCCAAGAATATTCGAGTTGGTTCTGCGTTCCACGGATCATAAGCAACTGCTCCAAAATTATATCTTTCGGCGTCTTTTAGAATTCTCCTGTGAACATAATCGTAGTCAACGGCATCGCCTGGAGTTGCTGTCACCCATCCAGCCTCCACCCATTTTGAATAGGGAACTCGATCTCTCTTTTCTGCCTCCCTCATGCGCCCTTCAGGAATAAAGTAGTGCCCCTGGAGCCGGAAGCCTGTACCAACTCTCTGTGCTATAAGCCACGCCGTTACATCGACGTTGCTCGATAGGTCCAGCCCGCCATAGACTTCCGCACCGCTTTCTATTTCTCCAGCTGTTGATTCGCACTTGTCCCAATGGGGCATCTGTAACCATCGGGATTCCTGCTGCGTCCACTGGTTTAAATGCAGCCTGCGAAAAGTGTTCTCATATGCTGCGTTCTTTTCTGCTTTTTGACATTCACGCCTAACGTATTCCAAAGAAATGCTTACGCCCAAATTTGGATTCGCCTTTGCCCAAACATCTGGATCTGTCCAATCCTCATGTTCTTCAGCCTCGTAGATTACTGGGAGGAAGCTATCGTCAACAATGCTTCCATCTCTAACTTGTTTAGCATAAGAATACAGCTCATAGCAAATAGTGTTCCTATCATATCCGGCAGTGGTGATGTAAGTTTCAAGCGGCTGACTGCGAGCGCCCGTGCTGGTGTGTAGTACATCATAAAAATCTCGACCTGGCCAAGCGTGAATCTCGTCGCCGTTTATGTAGTGGGAATTGAATCCATGGCTGCCGCCTTCGTTAGCGGGAATGGCACGGAGAAAAGAATCCTTGAACATGATTCTCTTTTGTGAATCGCGTATCTTGCATTGTGCGGCAAGTTGCGGTTTGCTCCTTACCATTGAGGCTGCAACATTAAACACCAAACTTGCTTGCTCTCTGTCGGACGCAGCGCAATAACATTCGGCACCACCTTCGCCGTCTGCAACCAAAACATAAGTGGCGTTACCTGCCATCCAAGTGGATTTTCCGTTCTTGCGTGGAACGCTAATAAAAACCGTCCGGTACCTGCGAGTTCCATCCGGTCGCTTCCAGCCGAATATTAATCGGTTGACATTTGCTTGCCACTCTTCAAGCACAAACGGCTCACCCGCTAGCGGGCCTTTTGTGTGATGCAAGCCCTGAGCAAAGTATTGAATTGACCTTTCGCCTGCAATGGGATCATATTTGCAGTCGGTGGCGATTGCGTAGGGATTATACCCCGCAACTTCCAGTGGCCCTAGTTCTTCCGCTTCTGTACTCATCCGGTAATGAACTTGCTGGTAAAGTCATCAGTTCGTTGTTTTTCCAATCCTATTCGCGCTCGCGCAACTGGAGTCATTCCCAATTCGATCAGGAGTTTTGTGGCAGCATCGCGGAAGCGGTGCATTTCTGAGCAAAACGGATTCGGCTTCCAAGTGACCTTGCCATCTTTCCCCACAACCTTCAAAGCAAAGCCGCTGACCTCAACCATAGACTCCGCTTTCTTGTAGTTTGAATAGGTTGCGGAAAACAATTCCAAGATTGTCGCTTCTGCCAGCGTGATT